AAGAGAGTTTCACGAAAATAAATTTCCGATGGATCCTAAAGGCACATTGATTGGGTGGAGGACGGCTTTGTGGAATTAAAAACTCTTGCTGATCACAGTGTCAGGCAGACACAGCTGGGCCGGAAGTCCTCTGGACGATTGTTGTTTTGGGAGATGATTGAACGCACACGAAGTATCATGGCTCGACAGTTGCCTGATATATCGCAACTTGAAAACAGCCAGAAGGGACGGCTCTTGATCTGCGGTGGGGGTCCGTCCCTCAATGATACTCTTAAAACAATAAAACGATTGGGGAAAAAAGGAAAAATCCTGGCATGCAATAAAACCCATGATTGGTTGCTGCATAAAGGGATCACACCGGATTATGGATGTTTACTGGATCCTAAAGAGTGGGTTGCTGAGTACATTCAAAAGCCACAAAAGAACACAACATACCTGGTTGCCGGGCAATGCCATCCACTTGTGTTTGATGCCTTGCGAAAAGCCAATGTTGTGTTATGGCATGCTGGTGTGGATTACTACACTGTGGAATGGCCCACAGAAATATTGAAAAACGAATTTGCAAATCGTGACTGGAAAGTGGTTCCAGGACCGACAACTGTGGGACTAAGAGCTGTCCTGGTTGGGTATCTGCTTGGGTTTAGAGAGTTTCATTTGTTTGGATTTGATAGTTCTCTGACGAATAACAAAGCACATGCCTATGCAAAACCAAAACCACCGGATGCCAAAGAAGGCCAGATTGTGCTCCAGAGTAAAGTTGGAAAAGAAACCTTTATGACCAACTCGCATATGGCCAAACAGTGCATGGACTTTGAGGACCTTTTGGAAAAAATTGGGGATTTTATGAAACGTAAAATTTTCCAACCAATAGACATTACGGTGCATGGATCTGGACTGCTTCCAAGCCTTGCTGCTGGCTATGGACTGCATGCAGATGATGCCATGAATTTAAAATGGTGCGGACAAAAAGCAGCATAATATATTGATGACATGAATAATGTTCAATTTTCATAATCAAACACTTACAGGTACACAATGCCCAAACTTTCAAGGAAACCAATTTTAGACAAATTTCATAAAAATGATATCAGGAGACAACGAATACAGGCCACCAAGCTCATTGATTGTTTGCAGAAAAACGCATTCGGACAATTAGCTGAGGAGCTCAGTGTGTCACGATTAAAATCAATCGAGATTTTATTACGCAAAACACTGCCGGATCTGGCGACTGTACAAATTGTCGGTGATGAAAACCGACCGGTTAAAATGGAATTTTCCTGGAGAGAGTATCAGGAACCAAAAACAATAGATGTGACACCGGAGAAATGACTCTTATCTCAAGTTATGCTCCTCGTATTGCATTTAAAAGTTTCCATGAGAGTGATAAGCGGTGGAATGTTATTGTGGCTCACAGACGAGCTGGTAAGACAACGGCTTGCATTAATCATTTAATCCGATTAGCAGTCAACAAACAGGATGGACGGTTTGCTTTTATCTCTCCGTTTTACAGCCAATCTAAAGACATAGCCTGGCAGATCGTACGAGAATACACAGAGCCATTCATGGCACTGGGGGCCACTGTGAATGAGTCAGAGCTCAGAGTTGATTTGCCAAATGGTTCTCGTATTCGTTTGTATGGTGCAGACAACTATGATCGGTTGCGAGGTTTAGGTTTTGACAGTGTGGTCCTTGATGAGTATGCCGATATGGATCCTCGTGCCTTTGCAGAAGTTATACGACCAGCATTGAGTGACAGGCAGGGATCCTGCACATGGATCGGCACACCTAAAGGGCATAACAATTTTTATGAAATGTATAAACGTGCTCAAAAGGATCCGGAGTGGTTTGCTCTAGAGTTAAAAGCCAGTCACACACAATTACTTCCAGAAAGTGAACTGGAAGCAGCAAAACATGATCTCTCTAAAGATCAATACGACCAGGAGTATGAGTGTTCGTTTTCCGCTGCCATCCAGGGAGCCTATTATGGAAAAGAGATGAGAGAGGCTGAGGATGATGGTCGGATTGCCAAGGTCCATTATGATAAAGCACTTGAGGTCCATACGGCCTGGGACTTAGGAATTGGAGACAGCACGAGTATATGGTTTGCACAGTTTGTCTCTAATGAAGTACGCCTGATCGACTTTTATGAGGCATCAGGAGTTGGCTTGGATCATTATGCCAAGATCCTAAAAGACAAGCCGTATGTGTATGGACAGCACATACTGCCGCACGATGTGGAAGTAAAAGAGCTTGGTACGGGCAAAAGTCGGTTTGAGGTGTTAACCACACTGGGTTTAACACCAACAGTGTGTCCTAAACTCTCTGTCGATGATGGGATCCAGGCTGTCAGGTCGATGCTTAACCGTTGTTATTTTGATGAGAACAACTGTGAGAGAGGCATTGAGGCTCTGAAACAATACAGGTCAGCCTGGGATGAAAAAAACAAGGCATTTAAACTCAGGCCATTACACGATTGGACCAGTCATGCAGCTGATGCTTTTCGGTATTTAGCTGTTGGCTTTAAAGCAAAGAAACAACCAAAAGAAGTGGAGATTGATACATCATGGGTAGCGTAAGAAAAACACGACCAAAAGCAAAAACAGCACAATCATCAGTCAAAAGTGATTTAGAGGTTATAAAGAAAGTTGCAGCACAAACTGAAGTAAAAAAGTATGACAGTTTAGAAAAAGGATTTGCTCTTCATAAACTCAAAGCAAAAAGACTGGGTGATGACTGGCGGTTTAGCACTGGAGCCACATTGCAAGTTGATGTCAAACCAGTGGGTGATGATGTCATTAAGGTGGTTGAGTACATGACCACACATCAGGGCACACAGGTCAAAGTGAATGTCAGTTCAATTTTACGAGGAGCAAAGTAAGTGGCCGAACCGGAAATGGTTTTTGATGCAATGGTTGATGAGTTAGAGCCTGGGGATCCGGGTGTTGAATACCAAAAGATCACAGAGACTGTTGTTGATCCGACTGAAACGGAGGGACTCTCAGAAGAGCAACTGCGTATTCTAATAGGCTCTGAGATCACCGATGCGATGACATACATCAATGGCTCTGAGTTTATTGCTGATGATCGCAATCGCAACTATGAATATTACCGGGGCATTATGGACGATGTGCCAGCTCCACAAGGACGATCACGAGTCACAGATCGGACGGTCCAAACCTACATCAATATGATGCTGCCTTCTTTGATGCGTGTTTTCACTCAGGGAAAAAACATTGCTGTGTATGAACCAGTGGGTGAAGAGGATGCAGACACTGCGGATCTGATCACACGTTATGTGAATGACTGTGTGTTTAGGAAGGACAACCGGGGTGAGATGCTGATAAGAGATTGGTGTTGGAATGGTTTGGTTGGTAAAGTTGGTGTCCTAAAATCGTATTACAATGAGGATTACCAAAAGTCTGAGCAGACGTATGAGGGATTGTCGGATATTGAGTTTGCAGAACTAGTAGCACAAACAGAAGCAAATCCAGAGTTAGAGATTAAGGCCCACACAGTTGAGCAGATGGAAGGACCAAACCCGATGATGCCGGGAACCACCACAGCTCTGTCGGTCCATGATCTCACAGTAGAAAGAACAATCAACAATTCAACAGTCAAAATAGAAAACCTGGACTGGGATGAGTTTGTAATATCCAGAGATGCAACATCCTTGGAAGATGCAGTCCTAAAATCACATAGAACATTTAAAAGAGCTGGTGATTTGATTGCTCTTGGCTATCCCCAGGACATGATAGAACAGCTGCCGACATACACCGACCGGGTGTATAACCAAAAACTAAATGATGATTACTACAGAGAGAGAGATCGCACAGACAGTCCCGATCCTATGTTGCGAGAAGTCCTGGTCCATGAAGGCATTATCAAATGCGACTATGACGGAACCGGTGTAAAAGACTGGTATTTTGTCGCAGGAGGTGGCGAGCAAGTTGATGTGATGCTGAAAATGGAACCCTATGCACACCAGGTTGTGTTTGCGGATTTCTGTCCTGAGCCCATCCCTAATATCTTTTTTGGTCGGTGTCCGGCTGATAGTTTAGTGGAAATACAAAAGGTCAACACAGTTATCACTCGCATGATGCTTGATAGTGGCTATTTAGCAATGACTCCCCAAAGAGAGGTTGTATTCGATAACTTAGTTAATCCTGAGCAGTTGACCAACCTCTCACCCGGGGCTCCAGTGTATGTGAATAAACCTGGAACAATCAGAGAGATCCCTATTCCGTTTGTCGGTGCCCAAGGTTTGTCAATGTTACAGCACTTTGATTCACAGGCAGAGGCCAGATCCGGTGTTTCTAAATCTGCAATGGGTTTAAATCCAGAGGTGTTGTCTAATCAATCAGCAACAGCTGCACAGATTGCTCAGAGTGCATCCCTTGGAAAAGTAGAAATGATTGCTCGTATCTGGGCAGACGGAGGAATGCGTAAATTGTTTAGAGGCATTCTTAAACAACTTATTTTGTATCAGGATTATGAACGCATTATCCGTATGGATGGTCGAGCTATTGGCATAGATCCTCGCCAGTGGGAAATGTTCTCAGATATGGATGTTAATGTGACCACAGGCCTGGGAACCGGCAACAGAGACAGAGACATGGCAATGATGGGCCAGATAGTCGGAAAACAAGAAGCAATTATCTCACAGTTTGGTCCAAGCTCACCTCTTGTTGATTTGAATAAATATTCACGAGCTCTACAGGATCTTGCAGAAGCATCTGGTATTAAAAACCCAGAGTTATACTTTGGTGAAATACCTCCTGGGTATCAGTTGCCACAATCCGGACCAGATAAAGACATGATTGAGGCACAGCGTAAACAGCAGAAAGATCAAATGGACTTCCAGGTTGATATGCTTTCTCTCCAGCTCAAAGCACGAGAGCTGGCATTGAAAGAAGCAGAGGTCAGTATTAAAGCCGGCAATGTTATGTCACCAGCAGACATTCAAAAACTTACCATGCAATATGAAAAGATGTTGCTTGAGGCAGACCTAAAACGAGCCAAGATTGCAGCCGATGCGAATTTAAAACTCCAGGAGCTAGACATTGAAGCAAGGCTTGAAAAATATGCCATAGACAAAAAAGCTCGGTCTGGCCAGGGTATCATACCGGATTAAGTATGCTTAATATTTTAAGTTTAGGTGCTGGTGTTCAATCATCAACAATGGCTTTGATGGCTGCTAAAGGTGATTTTGAACAAACTCCTGATTGTGCAATTTTTTCTGATACAGGATGGGAACCTGTTGCAATATATGAATGGTTAGACTGGTTAGAGCAACAACTTCCATATCCTGTTTATCGTGTGTCTGCTGGATCACTTGTTGATGATTTAATAAAAGACAAAAAAAATTACAATCCTATCCCTTATTATTTAAAAGATGATAAAGGAAAAAAATCAATAGGCAGGAGGCAATGTACTAGAGAGTATAAAATAACACCTATTAGAAATAAAATACGCAGTTTGTTAGGATTAAAAAAAGGACAGCGTGCAGGAAAAGAAGTTTTAGCGCGTCAATGGATTGGCATTACGACTGATGAAGCCTTGCGTGCAAAACCTAATCGTGATGCATTTATTGAAAATATATATCCTTTAATTAATAAAGGAATGCACAGGCATGATTGCATTCGCTGGATGGAAAAAAACAATTTTCCAAAACCAAGTAAATCAGCGTGTATTGGTTGTCCGTTTCGTACAGATGCACAATGGCGTGATTTGAAAACAAAAAGTCCTGAAGAATGGGACCATGCTGTCAAAGTAGATCGTTTAATTAGAAAGCCAAGTAAATATGGGGTGGGGCATAATGCACAGCGGTATATGCATAAACAATGTGTCCCATTGGACCAAGTTGATTTAAGAAGTGCTGAAGATAAAGGCCAATATAATTTTCTTAATGAATGTGAGGGAATGTGTGGTCTGTAAAAATATTGACCAGGAGAAGATCAATTCAGATCATCTCTCTCAGTTAATAGATCAACAGTATTATATTCAAGAACAAGC